TAGCCAAATAGAGAATCAATCAAACTTAGTTTAGCATTTACATCAACTCCTGTATCACTGCTATCTGGAGATGGTTCATCACTAGCCCCTGGTGGTTCTTCATCACCCGCTGGTGGTTCTTCATCACCCGCTGGTGGTTCTTCATCATCATCGCCACCCCCTTTTTTTGTACCAAATAAAGATGGCATTTTTGGCATTGTTACTTTTGGCATTTTTGGCATTGTTATTTTTGGCAGCTTTGATAATAATCCAGATGCAGGTTTAGGTTTAGGTTTTATTGGCACTACAGCACTCTCAGGAATAATACGAGGGACGAGAGATTTTAATGGTATAATACCTGAAAGCCATAATGGTTTTTTCCAAGCGCCGTATAATAATGGAGCTGGAAAGAAAGCTGCGCCATAAACAAAATACAAAACTTTTATTGCCCAGAAATGATCTGACGCATAAATATTGGATGTTACTATTCCTCCAAAAAGAAATCCCAAAGGTACAGAAATATAAAATAATACAAGCATCACTATGCGTAAAACTTTTTTCGAGAAACGCTGCCAGTTAAATGTTTTACTTTCTTCTTTCTCTTTTTCTGCATTTAAATCATCCAATGTAGCTAGTAAGTCATCTACTGAATATATTATTGGTGCTGCTGGTGCTGCTGCTGTTTGAAATCCCTCTTTTTTTGCTACAACTACTGGTTTTTTAGCATCGTCTAAAGAGTTATTAGCATCACTTAATAATTTATTAAATTTAGCAAGAAGTTCAGGACTTGTAGTTTTATCCGCAACAATCACTTTTACACGCTCAGAAATAGTATTTCTTGCCTTCGTAAAATCATCTATTTTTTGAGTTCTTCGTGCTTCTGCTTCTTGAATTTTCGACTCTTCAAGTTTTTTTGCTATATCAGCATTCTTTGATGCCAGCTGAGCAGAACTTAAGTTTGAATTCATAGCACTATCGGCTTCAGCGCGAAGACTTTTTATAGAAGAAGTATAACTTGTAGGTAGACCTGCCATTTCAGCAGTGCTGATAGCAAAATCAATATTAGTCAGCGTACTTTTTAAATCACCCTTTGCCTCTGTAAGGTTTAATGATTCAGCCTGTACATTTTTATAAGCGGATGGATCTGGCGCAGAAACACCCGTAATACCCAATGCAGATAAGAAACTCGCCATACTAACACATAATACTTTTTTAGAATTATAAAACAGAGCGCGATGAGTACGAGGAAAAGAACTACATATGATTATGTAGTTGCCATTCCATCCTATAAACGGGCTGAAATATTGAAAAAAAAATCACTCGCGGTCTTACAACACTATAAAATAGAACCGAGCCGCATATTTATTTTTGTAGCAAATAAAGAAGAAGAAAAGGAATATAAAAGTATTTTAGATCGTAAGACGTATAATAAGATTGTTGTAGGCGTTCCAAAGATTGGTCCACAGCGCATTTTTATTTCTGAGTATTTCCCCGTCGGGAAACCTCTCGTACAAATGGATGATGACATATCATCCTTTATTGAATGGAGCCCTTCTGCCAAACGCAATGAAGTGGAGCTAAAAGATTTAAAAGCAGTCATTAAACGAGGATTTGATGAATGTAAAAAAGCAAATTGTAGTTTATGGGGTATTTATCCTATAGCAAACGGATACTTTATGAAAAAAGGACATACAACTGATTTACGTTTTATTATTGGAATCTTTCACGGATGTTTCAATCCCGGGACCAAAGGTCCCAAAGGAATTAAACATACAATTGAACTTCATAAAGAAGACTATGAACGAACACTTTTATTTTATATTCGTGACGGAGCTGTCATTCGTCTCTCAGATGTAGCACCAAAAACATCCTATTATACTGAAAAGGGGGGAAATGAAGAGTTTCGTAAATTAAAAGAGTTCGGAGCAGGAGCTAAACTACTTGTAGATAAATATCCTGATTTATGTTCAATGAATACGAGGCGAAAAAGTGGATATCCTGAAATACGTCTGCGTGATACACGTAAAAAGACTACATAGCATACTTGACTCCGCCCATACCCGATACGATTTCTAACCAGTTAATATTTTCAGCATACACATTAATATCATATGTATATGTGGGTTCTAGTGGAAGCGGATATACATCTATATCGACTTCAAATGATTTAATACGGCTTGAATTGATAGAACCAGATGCCTGAGTAGGAGATTGATTCAGCTGAAATGAATATAAAGGAAGACCATCTTGACCAATACCTTTTGTATATCTATATGTTGAAATACGCGTAAAATAATCAACTGATTTTAATTCTTGAATCTCATTGCCATCACAAAGAACACGTAAACTGCGAATAATATCCTGCTGTGCGTTTAAAATAAAAATACCAGAGCTCGATCCTTGTTGTAAACTACTTGAAGCATTTGGTGTTGGAGAAAAAGGAGCATAAGGATATGTATACCAATTTGTAAAATTAGCAAAGTCATTTCGATATGCTGCATCAGAACGTCTTTGAATAAATATGAGACGCGTAATAGGGTTATGTACCTGTAGTTGTAGGATTTGTCGTGTATATTGACCTGGAAAAGGGAACATAGTTACTTGTGGAATCATATAACTAAGTGGCCTCGTTGCAAAGATTTGTTGCTCCTCTTTTGGAAGATAAATATACGTACATTGAAGAACTGGGTTAATGAACCAACTATTTAACGCCGGTACACTAGTATTGATATCTGTGAAAAAGTTGCGTATTTGGGCATCCGTATTTGTTACTGAAGAATAGTTAGGACGATTTGTATTAATTTGATTTAAAGTAGCATTCATTTTAAAATCGGGATTTACTTGATATCCAGATGCATCAAGTACCGTGTAGAGTTGTGATATTGGATTGAGTGTGAGTTTTATTTCACACTCGTGATATTGAAGTCCAATCAATGGAAGAGCTTGTGATGGAGATTCTGTAAACCAAAAGGAAAGAGGAATATGAATATTTCGTCCAAATATAGAAGGACGGTTTAATTGATTCGTTCTTGTGCTATCCAAAATAACTGTAGGATACCCTGTATGCGATATTCCGCCTGCATATTGACCCAGTGCTGGTTCAACTAAATCTGGAACATCACCCACAAGTTGTTTCCACTTTAAAAATGTATCCTGGTCTAAATCGAGAAGAGCACGACTCAATAAATATGCCCCATCAAACTCCTGGATTTTCTGTCCTCCTATAGAAAAGGAAGCATTCTGTATGATAGCTGCTCCAAGATATCTAACCCATTGAAATTCTGATTGACAGATTCGCCCATTTGGTGGATTTGGTGTTATATATTTACTGTAAATATCTGGGATTGTAAATGTAAATATCATATCCGAAAGAAGATCAGCTTGACGAGGTATTTTTGCCCGGAGTTGTATAGGTTGATCAAAAGAAAGTTCATTTGGACCATCAAGAGGAACTGTAATACTTTCCATTGAAAAGTGCGAGTATCGCTTGAATGCTTTATAAAAATAAGTCATTTGTGGGTTTCCACTTAATAGTACATTTTGTGAACCATATGCGACTAATACTCGTAAACCTCCGCCCATAGAATCCTTACTGGAAATGAAGAGATTATGCTTAAGCCGTTAAAAAAGCTTTTATTAGAAGCTTTTTTAAGGGTATTTTATTATGAATTTTAGGCACTATTTGTCCACCAATCATCGCCCAAATAGGGAGGTTTATCCATATTCTTTTGCTTTAATTTAGAAGAGGGACCTGCCGCCATTAAATTCTGGATTTCACCAATAGATAACGCATACCGGGCATATGTTAAATTAGAAATATAGCCTTTAAAAGGCCCATCGAGTATAAAATCATCATCTTTAAGTGCAGGAATACCAGAGCCACGAAGACTATTCATATGTGTTGTTGAAAACATAATAATGTCCTGAAAGTTCTGATATGGCAATGTATCTGTGAAATTAATACGATTGGCCAAGTTACCATTTATAAAAATATCAATACCCCCTTTATAGCTATTGAGAACAAGATGAAACCATTTTTGTACGGGAATATTTTTTACATCCACATATGTAAAAGGATTTTTATAAGTATTCATTATAACACGGAGAGTATTTGTATCACCATGAAAAAAGACACCAGGTCCCATAAGTGGCCAAGGACACGCATACCCCTTATGAAATACGTGTTTAAATGTTTTTGTCCCGTCAAACGTGGAAGGATTTACATACAGATATAACGAATATCCAAACTCTATCCCTGTGCGTTCATTCATTGATAATCCAATCGGTTTTGCATCAGTATATTTACTCATATCTTGATGTATTGCTAGTGTCATATCTTCGGCGTTTGCTGTATAATCTAATAAAGTTTGAAAACGATTGCGAGCATCCATTGTAGTTTTATATAATAGCTCAACCGTAAAGGCAACTAAAACAATCACTACAAGTGTCATTAAACTACTTACCATTTGTCCGGAAGGATTTCCAGGTGTTGAATAACTGCTGTAATCACTCATTCTCTAGTTATGACCCACCTTTGAAAAGTGAAATAAACCAGCCAAAAAAATCCATACTTCCTCCTCCATCTGGGCCAGCAAGATATGCCCTATAAATTTCATCTGGATTCATTGCATAGTTTGCTACAGAGGTTGGACCTGTATAACCATCAAATCCTCCACGCTCTGTAAGAACAGCTTTTACACCGGTAGGATCTACTTTATAGAAGGAACCACTCATACAAGACCTACTGAGCTTACCATCAAGATATACATCTATTGTGCGGCCAGATAGAACTACTGTAATCATAGTCCAGCGTTGAAGATCAATCTCGGGAAGATCGCAAATAGGGGGTGTATCTAAAAGCTGATCACCCATTGCTAGTTGCGCAAACATCGATGAAATCGTAGTGGCAGATAAATTTCCAATTTTATCAGAAGCATTTGGAGGAACCGCAGAAGTAGTACCAGCGGTTGGACCTGTAGCAGCAGCACCTGTAGCAGCAGGAGCTTTAGCAGCAGCAGCAGCACCTGTAGCAGCAGCACC